CGGAATTAAAACATTACTCATTATGAAAACGCTCCTTTCAGTTTGACTCTAAAATCCTTACTTGGCTTTTCTGCTTTGCAATAAAAAATGACACTACCATTTTGCGCTTCCGCACTGGTAATTAGTGCAGCCATTTCATCCCACGTTTCTATCTCTGCTACGGTATTGTCTTTTGTATGGGCTTTTCCCATGATAAGGCTTGCTGTTGGCCTCGCTCTTGAAATCTGCACAACCTGAGAAAACGGAGCCGTTCCGGTCCATGAATTTACTTTGAGGAGAACAATCTCTTCATCTCGTAAGGCTCGTTCAAGTTCTTCCGTCTTTTCTTTTACATTATCAAGTGCTTGTTTGTTTTCAATCTTGAGCTGTTTTTCACTCCCACCCTCTTGATATTTAATAATAAGCGTCCCATCATTGGAAACGGCAAGCTCAAGACCACCCACCTTGGATTCAAGGGAATTAGTCTTTTGCTCAAGAGTCTCTGCTTTTTCAGTTAAGCCGTCAACGACCTTTTTAAGTACAACCGTATTGTCATGATTCTGTCTATCGGCAAGACTGATATTGTCTCCGTTGTCAGGAGTAGTAGTATCAACTATCCGAATAGACTCATGGAATTCCGGCTTGTTGTTAGAATAATCTTTCACTCTTACAAACCTCCTTTACTTAGAAAATATCATCAATGGTATAAGTTTGTCTTACATCATCATCCTTCCCCTTTCTTAAGAAGGTCTTGATGCAGAGCACATCTCCGTCAGTATCTACCAAGCCAATCTCTGAAATTTCTTTTCCGGCGAGTTCATTTTCTAGTAATTCACAGGAGTATCTGCAAATCGTATCAGCCGGATAGGTGTGACCAGAAACCTCTTTCCGGAACAATTCATTAGTAAGCCCTGTTTGACTCTCCGAAGGTGCGATAACAGTTCCATCGTGGCTCACCCCTCCGTCTCCAAATACCATAGAACTAACTTTTGGCAAAGCTGCATCCCCAGCTCTTGCCCTTAATAACTTCTTTCTTGCCGCAAGAGTAATGACTACATTTTTGTTTACACTCATTAAATCGTCTCCCTTCTGTAAATTGAATTTAATACCGCACTTCCATCTAGCACTTTTGTGCCATCAAGAAGCTTATAGCCAACTTGATAGGTCGTTACACTGACATCTCCAACCCCCTCGGTTCCTGAAACGCCAAAATCAAAACCGACATTTGCTTTGCTTTCTTCGGAAATGTTTATGGGGAATCCCGAAAACATGATCCTTGCAATTCTTTCTTTAAACTCATTGCCGAACGAAGAAGAAAATCCGACATCGAATAGCCCGAAAGACTGCTCTATTTTTTTGAAAGTTCCTATGCTTGTAATGGAAACATCCACCCCAACGGGCGACACACCGTCCATTCTTCTTGAACCATCGAGAAACTTTGTGCCATCGAGCAGTTTGGAGTGCCTTAAAAAGTCGATGGCTATTGCTGTATCGACGGAAACAAGTCTGACTTTTTCGAGCTTACTTTCATCAATCTTTCCGGAATATCCCTGTGTGTAAACCATTTTGACTCCGGCAGGTTTTATAGCTGTGGCTCTTCCGTACAATGAATCGGGTCCATCAAGGTCTGCATCATTTATTGATATAAAAATAGTGGCCGGACTGTCCTCTTTTTCAAGATAATGAACATCTCCTGCGTTCCACAGCATATGAATTGACTCGACAATATCGTAATAGGTGCAAGACGAAGTATCCTTAAGCATTTTGTACTTAAGGACTTGTCGGTATAAATCATCTGAAACAGTTGTGTCTTTCGCCCTTCTAAGAATCGTATAGGCTTCAGTACGATCTATCGGCACGATAGTGCCTACCATATCAAGATTTTTCCCTGTGGCTTTGTCTATATTTGTAACGGAGTCAAGTTCATCAAAAACTTTTTTTACCTCTTCCATTTGTTTGGAAAAGGCTTTAATCAACGCTTCGATTCTCTCTTTTTCAAGGAACTGCTGTGGCAAGTCATTAAGCCAATCATATAGTATCTTCACTGAATGCCACCTCGATTCTTTTTTCATCAATCAAGATTTTTTGTCGGGAATTTACCATAATGTTTTTAGCTTTATAGTCGGAGGGAGACGGAACATAATCAACCGAATTCCCATGAGCAACAGAAATTTCAATATAGGTAACACCTGGAACAGCACGGTATATTCCTTCATTGAATAACTGCGTAAGAAGGTTCGTTCCAGCCACAAACTTTGTTGCCTGATCCATCAAGCTTTTAATTACCAATGAACCATAATTTGACGGAAGCTCATCCTTCTTTCCGTGAAGAGTGACCTTAAGCCATGTGTACAAATAATCAGGCCTATTAAACCTAATGGCAATTACATCTCCATAATTTGCCTGAACCTGCACCTCAACATTTCCGAATGTTTGGATTCCCCCTGCTTTTCTCCTGAGAATTGCGGATGCAATGGCATTTTCTTCTCCACCTTCAACAACAAGCTCGATGCTATGTGGTGGAAGACCTCTACTATCTACGGCATCTGTGTCATTTTCATAGCCTGAAGCAGTTTCGACATTCTCGACATTTTGCAGTAGTTCTCCGACTATGGACTCAATCATGGTAGTTGACCTTAAGGCAGACTTTGCTATATAGGAGTGTCTCAACTCAACATCAGTTTCTTGCAACCTTCCATAGACAGGTTCTAGCAGATTAGTAACCGAATTAAATCCGGCTATGTTATTTACCATCTTGCTGATAACACCATAGGGAACGGTAATTTTTCCGTAGTTTTCAGTTGCAAATTCGGCAATTATGGTAACGCTACCAGTAGTAAGGTTATCAGACAATATAAGTTCATTACTTCTTCCAAGGTCTTTATCTTCTATGATTAGCTCAGAACCTTTTATTTCGACCTTATATCCGCTCTCTTTTAAGGCTTTTTCAAGTCCTTCAAGGATGGCATCATCAACTCCGTCTTGGCTTGAGTAGGAATAAATATTGCCGTTTATCGTAAGTGAATACAAGCCTATTTGTGAGGAAGCAATTTTTACAGCAACCTTGTTAAATGCGGTTCTTGTGATTGTGAATGATTTTGTATTTCTTAACCGGATTTGTGGCATTGTATCTGACGCAACAATAGCCTCTTCTCTAACCTCCGTCCCATCATCTCCTGTGCAATGCAATCTGTATCGAGTCTTTTTGTTTTCCGCTCGTCTTATACCTCCGTATTGAACTGCATTATCAAGGCTTAGTCCAGTTGCTGTTGCAGGATATTTGGAGTAATAGCTGCCTTGTGCCACCTCCCACAAATCAGAAATTTGATATGAAAAAGTCGTGACAAGAGAATCCAAGAAAGAGGGCTTAGTAAGTCTGGTGTCAAATCCAAACGCTTCTGTTAAATCAGCGTGAACTTCTTCCAAGATTGTATCAAGTCGCTTGAGATTGAATCCTTTATCTGTTACTCCGTATCTTGCCATCAATTACCACCTCCTCTCTTATAGTTTCAAAATCAGTAAGCGCAGTAAAAGCAATCTTGCCGATCCTCTCTTTTGGAGAGTAGGAAATGGAGACATCTTTTACTTCAACAACATCTTCAACTTCAAATATCTTATCCCTAACAGCCATTTCAAAACTGTCAATATCGGGATTTTTAATAAAGAGCCCCTCCTTAAACGGAAGTCCCTGACTTTTGTCAAACCTCCATTCAGAAGCCCACCACTTAAGTCGAATCTTAATCTTTTGGGCAACGGAATCATTAAGTTCAACATCTCCTTTTTCGGAAATGTACAAGTCACCGTTTTCAGATAGCAATATATCCATAAATGCCTCCTTTTTTACTCTTTTTTCTTTACATGGAGAATTTATAGTAAAAGCAATAAAAAACGCCCCCTGAGGGCATAAAGAAAGAATACGATAGGTTTAGTGTGGTGAGCTTGTGCTTCCACCTTCACTATCGGTATGTGTATGCCTTTTTAGCGATATTCCTCCTGCTTTTACATCCCCTGTAACAGTAAGGCTTCCTTCAACAACTACTCCGTCTGATTTTACCTTAAGAGTGGTTGAACCATTTTTTACAATCACAGCATTTTCTGAAATGGCCTTTTTCGCTGCTTCGCTCATGCCTTTTTGTAGTCCGGGTATCACAATCCCACTCGTAAGGTCGAATTTCAGAACACCTTCCGACTTAGCTCCGCTTCTCCAAGAGTCAAGCTCAACCTCAGAAATAATAATGAGGCAGCTATCACCTTGCTTCAGCGGAAAGCAAATAGAAATATTGCCACTTGTACATTGAGGGAAACAAACCGGTGCTTCGGTAATGACCGGATAATCAAGAGAAGCTCCATCAGATGTAACATACTTTCCTATTGGTTTGACCGATGCAACATTACCGTCGTAGCTAACAATTTCTCCAGGAAGTGCAGTATGAATCTCGTCAACAACGGATTTGGCGGTCTTTTCTACCTCACTTGTAAATTCTTGTAGCATATCCCCCTCCTATTTTCCTTCAGGAACTTTCAATAGCTGTGCAGTACACATCCAGTCTCCACTCATGTTGTCTCCATCCATTGTCACTTTATGAACCAAAAAATACCCACTTACAGTTTGGCTTCTGAGTTCAACTATATTGTTGACTCCTATTGCCCCATTAAGCAGGTATTCTACTTCCCAACCGGTTTTAGATTCTTCTCCTGAACCGATTGTGATTCTTTTCGGTATCTTGATAAGTCCTGTTTCAGGGGATAGTAAATAGCCTTGAGTTTCTATGGGTTTTCCGGGTAATGTTATTTGTAAAACCTGATTTTGTATCGACCATTCATGCCCACAACATTGTACGGTTTTTTGCAAAGCTCCTTTTGCTTTTCCCACATAGGAAAAGCCATTCGGAAGAACAACAAACTTCAGATCAGGAGCAAACTTAATTGCCACGCCCATTTCATCCGCTATCTTCTGATACACAGACTTACAGTCAACCTTACCATTAAGCGAAACAGAAATATTTGTATCCCTTAACTCAGCCATTCCATCCACAACTGAAAGTTCAGTTAGTCTATCCGCATTGTCCAACGTGGTTATGGCAGAAGAAACATTTCCAACAAAAATCAGACTTCTTCTTGTTCCATATCCTGCTTTGAGTTCAACAATGCAGTCTTTGGACTCCAAAATACCTAGATTGTTGTCCGACAGATTCCATATTTGCACCTTGGCATCATTTTGGCTTTCTGCATTAGACTTCTCTACGGAAAATGAAATATGCAAGCAATCTTCTGAAGGACTATGCTTATTTCCAATTTCAAAACCACTTCCTCCTTTAGGACCGGCTTTCAAGGTGTAGGTTCTTAGCCAATTTCCACTAGGCATCGTCTCCCTCCATTTCCGAATATGGAATATACACAAACTCTGCTGTTTTTTCTTTAAATGCGTCCCTTCCTACTTCAGCTTTGTCAGAAATGCATCCAAAAGCACCTCTTGGTAAGTCAGTGCTTGTATAGTAGTGAAACAACGGAAAGTTTGGAACAATCCTTGTCATTGCAACTATAGGCTTCTTGTTTTCGTTGTAGATTCCAAAGCTCCAATAGTCGTATTTTTCGTTATAGGTAAATCTTAAATTGTACTCTCTGCCATCTAATGTAAGGGCAGAAATACTGTCGTTCATATCAGGAACATGAATATATACCACTTCTACCTCCTACTTTAAAATTCCTATTCCCTTGGCGGCTCCATAG